ACCCCAATCACTTGGTCGCAGTTTTCTGGGGCTGGGTCTTACTTGGCGGGTACAGGACTGACCCTGACAGGAAACACATTCAGTATCACCAACACAGCGGTGACTGCGGCGGCATACGGGTCGTCCTCCCAAGTGGCGACTTTCACGGTCAATGCTCAAGGCCAAATTACCTTGGCGGCAAACGCCAGTATTGCTATTGCGGCATCACAGATAACCAGCGGCACGATTGACAGCGCCAGATTGTCGGGTAGTTATTCGGGCATAACTGGCTTGGGAACGCTGGGCGACTTGACGGTGACCAACACCATCACGGGTTCTGTATCGGGCAACGCTGGTACGGCTACAACAGCAACCAAGGCCACCAACATTGCGGGTGGTGCGGCTGGTTCATTGCCTTACCAAACAGCGGCAGATGTGACGGCATTTTTGGCGGCTGGGTCTAATGGTCAGGTCTTGACGTTGGCTAGTGGCGTTCCATCTTGGTCAGCGGCATCAACTGGCACGGTCACATCGGTTAGCGGTACAGGCACGGTCTCAGGTATTTCCCTTAGTGGCACAGTAACCACCACGGGCAATTTGACTTTGGGCGGCACATTAGATTTGTCTGCGCCCCCTGCGATTGGCGGGACAACTGCCAACACGGTCAGAGGCACAACAATCACGGCAACCACTAAGTTTGTCGGGCCATTTTTTGATGCGGCAACCAGTGCTGGCGGGGCTTTGCGTAATGCAAGCGGGACAGCGCAATTGCAATGGGGTGCTGGTGGTGGTAGCAATTTGACATTGGATGTTTCCACGAACATCAATGGTGCAAATGCACAGATTGATATAAGCCCAACGGGTACGGGTCATGTTCACATGAAGCCTACGGGTACAGGCGCAATTGAGATTGCCCCAACAAGTCTTGGCACAATTAACAATATGTCCATTGGTGCAACCACCGCATCAACGGGTAAATTCACCACAATTGATTTCAGCAGCACTTTGGCGGTGTCGGGTGCAACGGGTACAGCGGGGCAGGTTTTAACCTCCAATGGTGCAAGCGCCCCCACATGGACAACCCCCGTTGCCTATGCCACGGTGACAGATGACACGACCACCAATGCGGTGCGTTACCCCCTGTTTGCAGATCAAACCACGGGAAACTTGACCACAAACTACGTCAGTTCTACAAAATATAACTTTAACCCTAGTTCTGGATTGTTGACCGCCACAGGGTTTAGCGGGTCAGGGGCAAGTCTTACAAGCCTTCCAGCGGGTCAGCTATCGGGAACAATTCCAAGCGCAGTTTTGGGCAATTCAAGCCTGTACATTGGCACGACTTCAATTGCACTCAATCGGTCAAGTAGCGCCCAATCCCTGACAGGCGTAAATATCGATGGGTCGGCAGGGTCGGCAACCACAGCGGGAACCGCAACAAACGCAACAAATGTGGCAATTACTGATGACACCACCACAGCGGCAGAAATGTATCTATCCTGGGTGACTACAACCACAGGAAATTTGCCAATCAAGGTATCATCCACTAAACTTAAATTCAATCCATCAAGCGGTGTTTTAACTGTAACTGGTGGAACTGGCGGGGGTAATTTTTAATGACAACATGGAAAATTCTTGGCATTGAAGCTGATGGCGAATTGATTACCAAAGCACGTTATTTTGCAACCATTACCGAAAATAATTTTGTGGTGGAAACAGAAGGCAATTGGTTTTTTGTTGAACCAAAACTGACAATTCCTTTTGCCAATGTGACTGAGGACATGATTGTGTCTTGGATTGACAAAACTGGTATTGAAGCACGTTTAAATGAACAATTGACTGCGTTAAAAAAACAAAAAGTAATGGTAGCCCCTTGGCTTCCTCAAACTTTCACACCCGATTTGAAAGGATAAAAAATGTCAGTCAATTTATCACCTGTTGGTGGCGCAGCGGTTCAATTTTTTAACAATGATGGTTCTACGCTATCAGGTGGGCAACTGTATTCGTATTTAGCTGGAACTACAACACCCGAAGCAACGTACACCACCCTGGCTGGGTCAATTGCTCATTCCAATCCAATTGTTTTAAATTCATCGGGCCGAATTCCTAGCGGTGAAGTTTGGTTGACTGCTGGTGTTTCGTACAAATTCGTTTTAAAAGATTCAAATGATGTTTTAATTGGTACTTACGATAATATTACTGGCATTAATGGAACTGGGATTGCATCAAATGCTACAAACGTTCAATATGACCCACCATTTACGGGTGGAGTAAGCACTACTGTTGCCGCAAAATTAGCGCAATATGTGTCTGTTGTTGATTTTGGTGCAGTTGGAAATGACATTCACAATGACACCACCTCTATTCAAGCCGCATTGGATTATTGCTTTAATACAGGCGGGGGTGGGGTTTATGTACCCGCTGGAAATTGGAAAACCACAAGCCCATTGATTGTTCGCACAAATACTTGTTTGTATGGTAGCGGCCCTGGGACAATTATTCATGGCACGGGGGGTTCTGCCTCGCCAAGCGGAAACGTTGTTCATTTGGGTTATGGTTATGAATGGAATCAAAACGGACAATATTTTAATCCATTATCCAATGACGATGCTACTTTGACGCAATTATTGGCATTTGATTATTCCAAAATTACGACTAGCAATGTCCGCGTAACAAATATGACCATCAAATCCAGCACCAATGGTTTGGGTGTCTGGACAATGAATTGTCAAAACGCGCAAATTGATAATCTTTGGTTTATAAATACATTGACCCCCGTTAATGTAGCAAATGATGCAAGTGGATGGCAATGTGCATCACATAATGTCAATGTATCCGACATTTGGCAAGTTAGTGCCACGGGCGTAAATGATTGGTATGACATTGGGTTTTGCGGATCGGCAACCAATGTTGTTTTTACTCGCTGTTACAACAACCCAAAAACCCCATCAAATTTGGATAGCATTATCCAAACAAATGGAACGCATGACATGGTGGTTACCAATTGCACGTTTTCAATGGAAACAGTAACAGATAAAGTGGGAATTACCTATACTGGAACAGGGAACACCATATCACACAACACAATGGTGTCAAATTGCGTCTTTAAAAATTTATCTAACGGAGTCGTGTTTTTTGACATTAAAAAAGGCGTTTGCACATCAAATACTTTTGATTCTTGTTCTAGAGGTATTTCATTATTAGCTAAAAGTTGCTTGATTGAAAACAATATGTTTTTAAACAATACAACTGATATTTTTGGAAATGGTGATGCAACTGACCATGTTATTCAAGATAACATTATTAGCACAATTGTTAATAATGACATTGATTTTGAATCATATAATGTGTTTAGAGATAACACTAATGGCTCTCCACCAAATTCTAGCACCAATGTATACAGCCCTTTATATCAACGCACAACAGTTATTGTCCCTTTTGAGGGATTTGTTGACGTTACACAAATTGCAAATGTAACTGCTAAAGGAACTGCTTTTTCTGTAACAGCCGCCTCAACCGTTAGTTTAATTTACAAAATTCCTCAAAACTTTAAAAAACTTAGCTATTTTGCTACCACAGGATATGCGGGTGCGGCAGGTGAAGTTATTGCAATTTCAATTGTCGGAAATAATAGCCTTGTAAATTCAGACGCATTTTCGTATACGCAAAGTCTTGGAACGTATACATCAACTGGCGCAGGTGATTTTACCGCTGGATATACTGTTACAACGCCAGCATTGTATTCAAAAGGCGGTTATTACATCAAACTGACTGTAACTTTTGCAAATACTGGAACAAATCTTAGAACTGCAACAATGATAGGTTTATCCGATTCTTAAGGAAAAAAAATGTCAAATCAAATATGGGATGAAAAAACACAAACATTTTTTTATGCTTTGCAAAAAGCGCAAAACGATCAAGACCGCCACAAAATTCAAACTGAATGGCGGAATCGTGTTGCTGTTGCAATTAAACAGGCAATAAATAAGCCGCAAAATGTTTCTGAATAATTTGAAACAAACAACGAGATAAAAAATGGCACAGACTGGTTACACACCAATTTTAATTTACAGCAGTAGCACAACTACAAATGCGCCATCGGCTGCAAATTTAACCAATAGCACGTTGGGGTCAGAACTTGCCATTAACATTACCGATGGTAAATTGTTTTACAAAGACAATGCCAATGCAATTCAAGTCATTAGTTGGAAAATTACGCCAGCAACTGCGGGCGGTACTGGACAAAGCACAGTTACGACTGGAGATTTGCTTTATGGTTCAGCAACTAACACATGGTCAAAACTTGCTGATGTAGCAACGGGAAATGCTCTGATTTCAGGCGGTGTGGGCATAGCCCCAAGTTGGGGCAAAATTGGTTTAACAACTCATGTAAGCGGAACATTGCCTGTTGCCAATGGCGGTACAAATTTAACGTCATTTACCGCAAATGGCGTGATGTATGCTTCAAGCACAAGCGCGTTGGCTACGGGAAGTTCATTTGTGTTTGATGGAACAAGTGTAGGTATTGGCACAAGTTCACCCACAAGAAAACTTGATGTTTCAACCGCAGGAACTTCTTACATTCGAGCAAGTAACACAACCAATTCTGTCAATGTAGATTTATATGCCACGACAGCAAAAGGGGGGATTGGTACTCAATCTAATCATGCTTTTGAGTTTTTTACAAATAACGCCACGGTTGGAACATTTGATACCAGCGGCAATTTTTTAGTTGGTAAAACAACTACAGCTGCAAATACGGTGGGGACTGCTATCAACACAGATGGAACGGGCGGCATCAATACCGCGCGCGCGGACTCCACAAATACATATACAACTTTAGAAGTTTATTCAACTGGCGCGTCTGCCTATCGTTTTTATGTTGGCATGGGCGGTACTATTTCTGCTACTAGTCCAATTATTAGCGCAATTTCTGATATTCGTTTTAAGGAAAACATCCGTGATTTGAATGTTGGCCTTTCCGAAATCATGGCGCTTAAACCACGCCTGTACGATTGGAAAGAAGGCAAAGGCGCAGACATTAAAAATGCCCGTGGATTTATTGCTCAAGAGTTTGAGCAAGTATTTCCTGATTTGATTGATGAATGGAAAGACCCTGCACCAGAAGGTGAAGAACCATACAAGTCTGTGCGTCAAGATTTAATTCCTGTACTGGTTAAAGCCATTCAAGAACTTTCTGCAAAAAATGACGCACTTGAAGCTAGACTTGCTTTGTTAGAAGCTAAATGAAAAATTTAATTATTTAAATTAAAACTATTAGGAAAAATTAGCCATGACAACACCATTCGACATTGTTACTCGCGCCATGAAGGACATTGGCGCTGTTGCTGCTGGTGAAGTGCCAACGGCAGACGAGGCGCAAGATGGTCTGGATATGCTTAATGACATGATCGCCCAATGGTCAAATGAAAACATGATGGTTTTCTATCGATCAGAGATTATTTTCCAGACCACGCAAAATCAAGTTCAGTACACCATTGGCCCAAGCGGTCAGATGGGCGCAACATTCACGGGGTCAATTGTTGGCACAACCTTGACCGTCCCAGCAAATGCGGTGACCGCTGGCGGCATCAATATTGGTCAAACGCTATCAGGCACAGGCATCACATCTGGCACAAGGATTGTGGGCTTTACAACGGGCGCTGGGGGCAACGTAAACGAGGGCGGGACATATACCTTGTCCAGCAGTAATACAACGCTCACGCCAGCTTTCACGGGTTCTATCAGCGGCACAACTTTAACTGTGAGCGCCATTTCTGCTGGTTATTTGGGCGTTGGTTCTGTGATTGCTGGAAGCGGTGTTACAGGCGGCACTACGATCACAGCGTTTGTAAGTGCTTCTGGCGGGGTTGGAACATATACCGTGTCAGTTTCCCAAACTGTTGGCAGCGTTGCCATGACAGGCACTATTATTCCTTTTCCAATCACGGCCTATTATGAGCGCCCATTGTCAATTGAATCTGGTTTTGTTCGGGTGGCGACTCAGCAAGGCGGGACAAACATTGCAGGGGGTTATCTTGACTATCCCTTGTCAATTCTGAGCCTTGAGGAATACGAATCCATCGGCATCAAGCAATTGAACGGCCCTTGGGCAAAAGCGATTTATTACCAGCCTTCTGAACTGCTGGGGACAATTTATGTGTATCCCAACCCGTCCCAAGGTGAATTGCATTTGTTCACCCAAACGATTTTTAGAGAATTTGCCACGCTGAACGACACCATCCAACTGCCCCAAGGCTACAACATGGCATTGCGGTGGTGCTTGGCTGAACGTTTGTTGCCGATGTTTGGCAAGGTCAATCAGGTACAGATTGCCATGATTAACGCCTATGCAGGGCAGGGCAAAGCCACGGTTAAGCGCACGAATATGCGCCCAGCACAGATTTCCCGATACCCTGACAGTCTGATGGTTGGCAGGGCTAGAGATGCAGGTTTTATTATGGACGGCGGTTTCCGCTAAAAAGGAGAAAACATGAGTACCGTAGCAATTTCAGCCTTACCCGTTGGCACAGTCATAAATGCGGCTGATGTTTTGCCGTATGTGCAAGCTGGCACAACTAAGCAAATCAGTAAAACATTGTTGTTTACGTCCCCCACAATGGTGACCCCAATTTTGGGAACCGTTGCAAGCGGAAACATCAGTGCTTGTACCAGTACAAGTATGGTCATGGTTACACCCGTAATTGGCGCTGCTACGGGTACAAGTTTGACAGCCACAGGCACAATTGTCTCAACTGGAACGGCTGGCGTAGGTTATGCCACAGGCGCTGGCGGGGCGGTCACACAGATAACTAGCCGCACCACAGGCGTAACATTAAACAAAACGACTGGCGCAATAACTTTATTTAGCGCAGCGGGTTCAGCTACCGCCGCAACTTTTACCGTAACCAATAGTACGGTGGCGGCAACTGACGTAATTATCTTAAATCAAAAATCAGGAACTGATTTATACGATTTGATGGTAACTGCGGTGGCGGCGGGTAGTTTTAACATTACATTTCGCACCACGGGCGGCACAACAACAGAAACACCAGTTTTTAACTTTGCAGTTATCAAAGCGGTTGCGGCTTAAATATGCCTGATTTTGGCTTTGTCGGCACATCTTACGTTGCGCCATCTATCTACCAAGGTGACCAAGAGTGCATCAATTTCTTTGCTGAGATTGATTCTTCTAAGCAACCTGGGGACAGGGGTATTGTGGCGCTATACCCTACGCCTGGACTGACCCAAGAAGCACAACTTCTGGCGGCAGAGGTGCGGGGCTTGCACACTATGTCAGGCGAAACCATATTGATTGCTGTGGCAGGGCATCGGGTCTATCAGATCAACACGGCATTTGTTGTCACGCAGATCGGGACGTTGACCACCAACACGGGGCAAGTGTCCATATCCGACAACATTGACAATGCAGCTGGCTTGACCGCCTACATTGTAGATGGCCCTAACCGATATACATGGGTTGTGGCGACTAACACATTTACCACCTTGCCAAGCACTGACGGCCCTTGGCAGGGTGCATCTGTGGTTGATGTGGTTGACAACTACAACATTTATAACGAGCCAGGAACGCAGAACTGGGCGTGTACTGACCTTGGGTCTAGTCTATCCACCCAAGCCCTGTATGGCACGGCTGATGGGTCATCTGACCTGTTGGTGACGCTAATTGTTAACCAGCGACAGGTTTATCTGATTGGGGAAGTGACCACCGAGGTCTGGACAGATGTGGGCAACGTAATCGCAGGGATTACCAGTTTTCCATTTCAACGAGTGCCAGGAACTTCAAGCCAATCAGGTATTGTTGCCAAGTTTTCCCTTTCCCGATTGGGTGAAACGTTTGCTTGTGTGGCAAAAGACAACAGGGGTGCGGCAACCATTGAAAAAATGGAAGGTTACACCTGGGTCAGAATTAGCACCCATGCCGTTGAACAGTCATTGCTGAATTCTGTGGTTTCTGATGCCATTGCCTACACATACCAGATTGAAGGCCATGAAATGTATGTGGTCACATTCCCCAGCGTTGGGGAATATGGCCTTACTTGGGTTTATGACCTGTCAACCAAAAGCTGGCACAAATGGTTATCTTGGGATTCAAATCTAGCAATTTACAAGCGCCATCGGTCAAACTGTGCGGCATTCTTTGCCAATAAAAACATCGTTGGTGACTTTGAAAACGGCAAGATTTACAGTTTGGATAACGCTGTATATACAGACAACGGCAACACAATCCGCAGACTGCGCCGAGCCATTCACCTGACCCAAGACTTACAACGCCAGTATTTTGATTCTTTCCAGATTCAGTTTCAGCCAGGGGTTGGCTTGTCAATTGGCCCAGGCTATGAATCTGAAGGGGTTATTACCGAAACGGGCAATGTTGCGCCATCAGGCCCATCGTATCAACTTGTTGCAGAGTTTGATTGGGAATACATAGCAACTGAAGCTGGAGAAACCATTACAACTGAATCAGGAGATGGTTTTGAGCCTTTGGTGACAATGGATTACACAGGCCCAGATACAAGTGGCGCAGAAATTATCACCAATCAATACACAGCAACCCCAGGATATGACCCACAAGCTATGCTGAGATGGTCAAACGATGGCGGGTCTACTTGGTCAAACGAGCATTGGGTAAGCATCGGAAAGATTGGTAACTATGTCAATCGTGCTTTGTGGCGGCGATTGGGATGGGCGCGGGATAGGATTTTTGAGGTGGCGATTAGTGACCCTGTGAAAACAGTCATTGTTTCTGCCGAACTGAAAATGTCTGCTGGGGATAACTGATGGCAACCGCAATCCCAAACAGCAACATCAATATTCCGTATTCGGCGTTTCTTGATGAAACCACGGGGCGGCCCAGCGTTCCTTGGTTGCAATGGTTGATGAATCCAAACATTATCACGCTGAATGTGGCTAACACCAATATCACGGGTGGAACAATCACCAATGTGACGATCACCAACAGCACAATTAACAATTCCACCATTGGGCTGACTATCCCAGCGGCGGGTAAATTTACCAATTTGACGGCCTTAAATGGCATTGGAGGGGGCACGTTTTGAACAATGCTGATTTGTTTGCCGCCCATCAAGGCAAGTTTGAAGCTGATTTAGGCGTTGAACATCACTTTTCTGATGGTCTATATGCCAAGCGGATGCACATTCCTGCGGGGTTTGTGGCTGGGACTCATGCCCATAATTACAGTCATTTGAGCATTCTTGCCAAAGGGCGGGTAATTTTGCGGACAGATGAAGGCCAAAAAGAATACACCGCGCCAGCCTGTTTAGAAATAAAATCAGGTGTTCACCACACAATTGAGGCACTTGAAGATTGTGAATGGTTTTGCATCCATGCAACAGATGAAACCGATGTTGCCAAAGTTGATGAAGTTTTGATTCGAAAGGAAACATCATGCCATTAGCATGGGCCGTAGGCGGTGCAGCGTTATTAGGGTACATGGGTTCGCAACAGCAAGCGGGTGCTGCAACATCTGCCGCTGGTCAACAATATGCAGCCACTCAGGATGCCGCCCGTGTACAACGGGAAATGTTCGACATTTTGAATAAGCAACAAGAACCATATCGCGTTGCTGGAACTGGTGCGCTTACCAGAATAGGGCAAATGTTGCCGCAACTAACAGAATTGCCAGCGGGGTATAAGCCATTTACCGCTGCCGATTTGCAAACAAACCTTGCGCCAAATTATGAGTTTATGAAGGGACAAGGTTTAGGGGCAACCCGACAAGCCCTAAACGTTGGCGGGGGTGGGTCTAATGTTGAACGAGGCGGGATTAAGTTTGCGGAAGATTACGCAAGCAATGCCTACCAAAACGCCTTGCAAAATTACATGACGCAAGAAGCGCAGAAGTTTAACCAACAACAAACTGGCCTTGGAAACGTTTACAACCGATTAGCGGGGATTGCTGGCATTGGACAAACCGCCACGGGGCAGACAGCAAACCTTGGCACAGGCACTGCTGCCAATATTGGGCAACTGGGCATTGGGGGTGCATCTGCCCTTGGCGCTGGTCAGATCGGGGCTGCAAACGCTATGGCAGGGGGTATGCAGGGAATTGGAAACGCCGCAACCTTGGCATCTTTGTTACGCCCACAAGGGGCAATGGCTGGCGCAATGAACTTGCCCACAGGCTATAACGATGCGGGTTTTAGCCAATATATTGTAGGATAAAAAATGGCAACTTTTGACGTTCCACCAATTGGCTTAAACATTAAGCCGCCACAGCAAACGTCCCTTTCCGATATGCTGGGCATTGCAAGGGGGGCGCAAGCCTATCAGCAAGCCGAACAAATTAACCCGCTGGCTTTACAGCAACAACAACAAGCCGCCAGAACTGGTCAGATTCAATTGGGCGTTGTTGAGCAAGGCGACATTGAGCGCCGCAATCTACAAACATTTTTTGCAGACCCCAACAATTTTCAAACTGATGGGCGCATTGACATTGACAAGATCAACGCCGCAGTTCCAAAGATTGCGCCTTTAACTGGCCCTGATTACGTCCAAAAAATCACAACTTTGGGCACGGCACAGACCGAGGGCTTAAAAGCCAAACAGAATCTAACCCAAGATCAACGGGCGTTGATTGGTTCAACTTTGGGTGTGGCAGGGCGCTTTGGCGTTGATGACCCGCAAATTGCAATCAGAGAATTGCGGATGCTGGCTGACCAAAATCCAAACAATGCCGATTTAAAAAATTTGGTGGAAAAATCGTATGTGCCTATTTTTTCCCAAATGCAAAAAGGCCCAGGCGTTACCGATGCGCTGATTAAGGCAAGTCAGGCAATTTTGACCCCTTCCCAGCAACAAACTGCGCTTACGCCAACCATTGCAACTACGGCAGGAGGCCAAACGGTCACCACCACGCCTGGAGTTGGTATTGCACCGCCCACATCAACAATTGGCATGGCTGGCGGTTTGCAAGCCAACGTTCCAACTGGTGGGACAAGTGCTGGCGGGTTGCCTACTGCTGGTGCTGAAGTTGCCCCAGGTATGCGTTTGCCCTTCCCTGTCCGCAGGGCAGATCAACCTTACATTGCCGAACCAACCGAGCAAAAAGATCAATTGGCTGGTCAAGAATACAGAAATAGATTAGTGGAAGCCCAAGGCAAATTGACGCAAGGGCGCAGAAACGTGGAAGAAGTTATCCAGACGGCATCTGGCATTGGGGAAAATTTACTTTTCCCAGGCGGTGGCGTGATGGGTCGATTAGAGCAAAAAGTTTTGTCTGCAATGAAAAGCAGTGAATACGATATGCTTGCCAAAGATTTGGCAAACCTTGCGTTATCCAATGCCACGGCTATGGGTGGTGCTGGCAATACTGTTGCTGGATTGGATATGCAAGCGGTGGCTAACGGCACAATTAAAGTGCCGCCAGAAGTGTTGATAAAAATTGCCCGTAGGGTGCAAGCAGATCAAACCAATCTGGATATGCAAGCCACAGGCGCACAACAGTTTTCCCAAAAATTTGGCGACAACAACATGAAGGCTTACCAGCAAGCATGGAACGCCAATGCTGACAGCAAGATTTTTGAAGCCATGAACATAACACGGGATATAACTGACCCTGCTAAACAAAAAGAAGAATTAACTAAACTTTTTCCCAATGCCAATCAGTACAAGGATTTTCTGAAAAAGTATCAGAACATTAAAAAGCTGACAGAAACTGGGAGTTTGTAAATGGCTGATGTACTAGAGAAATTCTTTGGTGGGCAAGCGGTGGCAGAACCGCCAAAAAAGCCAGCCGAATCAACCCGAGTTGCGTCTGATGTACAGGCCCAGCGGGATAAAGATTCTCTGTCTATCTTGCAATCTGAATTAAGCAAAGCACAGGCGGCGCTGACAAAAACAACTGACCCAAAACAAAAACTGCGGTTAGAAGCCGACATTGCTGGATTGACTAGGGAAATATCCCGTGCCCCAGCAAGTAAGGCACAATTCGCCGCACCATCTGCACCATCCGCACCCGTTGCCGCCTCTGGTGACCCGCTAGAAGCCTTTTTGTCTGGCAAGCCTGTAACCGCACCCGTAGCGGCAAAAGCCGCCCCAGCCGCCCCACAAGCCGCCCCTGTCCCCACTATTGAACAACCGCCCAAAGATGGCGCACGGCAAGCACTTGCACAAACAGCGGCACAGGTTACTGAGCCTGGGGGCGTTCGCCAATTGGTTGGCAAGTTCTTAAAAGGTGCGTTAGAAACCAAGCGCGATATGCCCGAGCGTGTGGCTGGCGCTATTGATACCCTTTATGGGGTTGTCCCTGCAACGTATGGCGCGGCAGTTCAAGCATTGGCGAGAACGGCACAAAGCCCCGAACGGGCAGAGCAAACGGGGCAAGCCGCCGCCGCAAGCATTGACAAGCCTTTAGGCAAATTCTTTGGCCTTACTGGTAAAGAAACTTATCAGAAACCATTGGGCGGTGTTACTGAGCCAATTGTTGAGCAAGTCAAAAAGATGGCTGAACAATTGGGCATGACACCCAAACAGATTTCTGAAAAAACAGGCATACCCGAACAAGACATTAAAAACATGATGGTGATTGGGTCTGTTGCTGTGCCGCAAGCAATTAAAGAAGTTTCCCCTGTTGTGAAAGAAACGGTACAAGCTGTTACTACACCAATCAAGCAAGCCGCCGCCGAGTTGCAAATTGTTAAGCCTGGACAGCTAACCAAAGAACAAGCGCAAGCCCAGTTTAAGGCCAAGCAAGCACCAGCGGGAAGTGCTGGCGCAGCCGCCGCCGCAAACAATCCTTTTGCTGGCAAGATTACTGGTGAGGAAACTGTGCGGGGGCAATTCCCACAAATCAAACTTTCTAAAACCCCAACAGATGTGCCTGTTAACGAGCAAATATTGCGTTCACAAGCGGTTCAAGAAGTGATGCCAGGGGTTGGCGTAAGGCCAGGAGTGGTGACGGGCAATGAGAATTTATTGCGTAATGAACACACCAAAGCAAAACTAGACACGCCCGAGGGCCAATTATTTAAACAGCAAATTGCCAATGAACAAATTGCATTGTCTAAGTATGCAGATGAACGAGTTGATGCCACGGGCGCATCACGCACTTTGATCAATGACGAACAACGTGGTGGGCGTATCAATGATGTTTTGTATGGAACATCACCTGATGACATGGCATCGTCTAGCATCATGGGGTATTTGAATCAAGCCAAAAAACAGGTTTACGATTCAGCATATAAAAGGGTTGGTGGCAATCAAATCAAAACAACCAATGTTGATGATTTGCTAAAAAACCCCCAATGGGCGGCAGGACTAAAAATCAAAGGCGTTGAAGGCGTACAGTCAGCCGCCAAAGATTATTTGAACCTTGCAAAGACAGTTGGGTTTGAAGATATTAGCGGCGTGATGCACCCACCTGGGTCTGTCGCTGCTTATGATGCCGTGCGTAAAGCAATTAATGCCGATTGGACACCGCAAAACGCTAACGCCATTCGGCGGGTTAACCAAGCTATTGACAAAGACATTGCGGCAGTTGCTGACCCTGCTTTGTACAAGTTGGGTGACAGAATCCATGAAGTGGAAAAAACCATTTTTGGTTCTAAAGGCATAAAAACTTTGTTTGGCGAAATGGACAAAAACGGGGTGATTACATCATCCACCCCATTGGAAAAAATTCCATCTAAGATGAATAATTTGCCCAAAGACCAATGGCGGCACATTCGGGAAACTTTGAACGATCTTGCAAATGGCAATGTAAAGGGTGCGCCTGAAGGTATGCCCCCAGTTCCACAGGAGTTGCGCCAATCAGCCGCCGCCGCTGTTGCTGAAATTGATGGTGCTTTAGCCCGTGAAGTGCAAAAAGCTGGGTCTGACAAGATGGGCGTTTGGAATCAAAACTCAGCCAATAAAACAATGAATTCATTGGTGGGTGAAAAGATTTTAGAAACGTTCCCACCTGACGAAGTTCGTAGGTTTCACTTGTTGAACACTGTTGGGCAGATAGTGCCAGGAATCCACGCCTATGAGGGTGCGGCACTGCAAGCTAGACGGGTTGGCGTAATTGAAGGCAATTTACCCAAAATTGGTGCTGGTGCTGGTGCTGCCCTTGGCGGGTTTGTTGGTGAAGCCCCTGGCGCTGCCGTTGGGACTTATCTTGGGCAACAAGCTGGCGCAAAATATAAAGCCAAGATAGAAGAAAAAGCATTGACCAAAGAGGCCAAAAAATCCCAAAAAGAAATGGAAAAAGCTACGGCCCTTGGCAAGCAAACAGGCAAAAACAAACTTGAAGATTTGAACAAGTGATGGCAGACATTGACCTAGTTAAATATGGCGTTCTTTGGCAAAAGGTCGAGGACTACGAGCGCCGATTTGATGACATGGACAAGAAGATGACCAAGATGGAGGCCCAGCTAGAACAATTGGTGGCCCTTGCCAATCAGGGTCGAGGCGGGTTCTGGGCTGGCATGGCGCTGGTGTCTGCCATTTCTAGTGCAATGGGCTATGTGTCCCATTGGTTCAGTAAGGGTAACTAATGTCTGAAGAAAAAATCCAAGCTATGGAAAGCAAAAGCGCATTGATTGAAAAGATCACATTTGCATTGTTGCCTTTGTTGTTTTCCTGTGTGGTTTACCTTATGTCGGCGCTGTCTAATCTAGCCCATGAGGTGACCATTCTTAACAGCAAGATCAGTCTGGTGGTGACCAGCGACAACAGGCAAGCGGTAAATTCTGGCGCTGAATTAGCCCGTGAAAAGCTACGCCAAGACCTAGAAAAAGAAATCCAAAAGAACAGGGATGACATTCAAATTAATCGAATGCACATTGCCATCCTTGAAGAAAAAATGCGAGCAGTCAACCGATCAAAGGAAAAATAATGCTTACCTTGTTTTCAAGCCTAGTTAGTTTCCTGATGGGCGGTTTGCCCAAAATACTTGAATTTATCCAAGACCGTGCCGACAAAAAGCATGAATTGGCGTTGGCGGCAATGCAGACTGAAAGGGAACTGACCCTAAAAAAAGCTGGCTTAGAAGCACAGGAACGCATTGAGCATATCCAAACTGAGCAAATACAGATCAACGCAGAGGTCACTAATGCCCAGACCGCCATGCAAGAACGCCAAGCCCTGTACGCCCATGATGTGGCGTTGGGCCAAGGTGCATCAACCTGGGTGATTAACATGAGGGCGGCAACCCGTTCGGTCATTACTTACGGTATGTTTGTGATGTTTATGTTTGTTGAAATCTTTGGTTTTTACTATGCTTGGCACACAGACGTGGCTTTTGATGTGGCGTTAAACCACCTGTGGGATGATGAAACGCAAATCATTTGGGCTTGCATTGTCAGTTTTTGGTTTGGCGGTCAAGCGTTCAAAAAATGAACATCAGCCTTGAAGCTGTGGAGATGGTCAAGCACCATGAAGGGGTGAGGTTTAAGCCTTACCGTTGCCCTGCAAAACTTTGGACGATTGGAGTTGGTCATGTACTTTACCCAGATCAAGGCAAGATGCCTGTTGATCAAAGAGATGGTTATCAGCTACGCCCAGAAGATAACCGCACGTTTTCAGCAGAAGAAGTAAATGCCATTCTCAGAAACGATCTCACAAGGTTTGAACGTGGAGTACACACTTTATTTCCTGTCGATCTCAGCCAAGGGATGTTTGATAGCCTTGTTAGTTTTTCTTTTAACTGCGGTCTTGGAACAACCCAGCGTTCAACGCTACGCCAAAAGGTGCTTAGAGGCGACAAGGCGGGTGCTGCGGATGAATTTTTAAAGTACACCAAGGGCGGCGGCAAAGTCTTGCCAGGGCTGGTTAAACGCCGCCAAGATGAACGGGCGCTATTCCTCCATCCATAGCAGTATTTGAACGAATACCCAAGCGACTGCCACCACAACGGCAGCGCCCAGGCACAAGACCAAAAACAAACCCATCATGTGTTTTCCTTTGGTGGGGTGGTGTAGAGGGGTAGTGGTTCAACATCAGCAATAGTTGGTGCTGAAATGCTTGTGGGCTTTGCCCAATAAAACCCTTTTAGTGGGTGGAAATACGCCACAGGTTCTGGCTGTATTTCTTGGCCCAGCCGCTGCACTTCATTCATAGCGTTTTCATACCGCATGATCTGGTGTTTGCGTGACCCCTGCATACCCCAATCCCCTTGGCGCTTGGCTAAATCCTCAAATGCTTCATCTTCTTCAGTCATATCAACTCCCTTTGTACAGGCACAAAACGCCACTCACGTTCTGCCCTGCCTGACTTTGATTTAGTGACTTGCCCAGTCAATTCCACCAAGCCAATCTTGGCTAACTCAGGCAGTCGCCGTGCTACTTGATTGCCATCCAACCCAGTCAATTCAGCAATGCCATCTTTGCCCCTTGCGCCAAAACGCTGGAGACAATCCACGATCAGCAAGCCGTGCTTGTTAGCCAATTCCTTGGCTGAATCCGCTGCCTGGAATGAGGTCAGCGGGTCAGAACTGCGAACCCTTGGAAATGTAAGCATGATCAAAACGCCAGATCGTCATCGTTATCTGCTGGCAAGCCCTTGGGTTCGTAGGGGCGCGGGTCGTTCAGATATGCCCACCCGTCCCAGCCGTTTTCCTTCAAAGGGATTACATCCAGCTTAAGCATTTCACCATTGCGGGTGTCAATGATTGACCCAATGCGCTGATAACGGTTTTTTTGCTGGCCCTCTTTGTTGGTGTACTGGCCCACGATGGCGGTGATTTCTTTTTTGACTTTGGACATTATTTGCTTTCAATGATTTCGTTGAGTTGTTGAACTTGGGATTTGACTTCTGCAAGAAATTTAACAATCTCTGCTTCAATCTCTGCGATGTATTTGTCATCACGGTCAACCCGTTTGACAAACATTTGCGCCTTGGCTGGCATTCTGGGGTCAAATGAAACATAGTCAGTCCATTTGCGCCCTGTGCAAGCCATTTGAAATTGCATCTGGGTGATGTATTTGCTAGGCACTTTTTGGGATAGCAGCGTTTCAATCATGGTGGACGTATTTGGGCATTTGATCTCCACCAATCCATCGTCCCCCACAAGCCCATCAGGGGACGCACCAGCCCACTCAATTGTTGGATGACGCACAAACCCCACTTCCTCAACCATAACGCCTTGTGCGGCCTCATAAGCTGCCCGTGCAAATGGTTCTTGTTCTGTGCCCCATTGCATGGCGGCATTCGTGTATGACTCTTGTTTGGTAAAAGTCAGGCGTTCAACCACAAGCTGGGCCATGTAGTTATCGCGGCTGGTGCTGTAACCCGTCTTTGTCTTGGCGATTACATCTGCAACCCTGCTGGCGGTGACTTTTCCCAAACGTTGGTAAAACCATTCGCTACTTCCTTGGATGATTTCAGTTTCCATTTCGTGCCTCCAGCATGGCATCTGCCATCTTGTATGAAAGTTCCGAATCCTGTTTGAAAGATTCGGGGTTGATTACGCCACCAGACCGCAAGATTGATTGCATGGCAAAGATGGCAATAAAGTCTTTAAGGGTTATTTCCTCAAGACCGATTTCTTTCTTTTTTCTCATGCTTGCCCCCTTGTTCCTTCACCCAACCAGTCATCGTGCATCTTTAACAAATATGCTCTGGCATCGTTATTCACTTTTTCTTCTACCAGTTTGGCAAAAGCTACAAGTGCCTCTGAATA